CTTGCTGCTGTCCAGACTGTTGACCTCCTTGTTGCTGACCAGACTGCTGGCCACCTTGTTGCTGACCCTGAGATTGAGGTTGCTGACGGACAGAACCCCATTGGCTGGATTGCTGGCTACCGCCCTGCTGTCCTTGCTGTTGCTTGGCCTGTTGCATGGCCTGTTGCTGTGCCTGAGACATGGCACCTGGCATTGCCTGTGGCAAAGACTGAGGAGATTTTCCTGCAAGAGCAATAGATAGATACTTTCTGATTGTTTCTAGGTTCCAGTCGTCATCGGTAAACTCGGGCTTCTCTATCGTATATTGTCCTGACGGGTCGTTTGGGTCCTGCACCGCCGTTGTATTCAGGTTTAAAAAAGCCTGCATAGCGGGACCCATATAGTCAGGCCACTCAAACTGTTTTGCCAATGCGCTAATAGCTGTATTGAATGCTGCATTGTTTCCTTTTATCGTGTTATATATACCTGAATGAGCCATCATGATTTGTACGGCTTTTGTATGTGCGAAACCTTCGCTACCATTACGGTAATCATAGTAGCCACACTTTATGGCAAGACCAATTGTGGCAATGATAGCATAGAATGTACCGAAGTCGCCTTCTTTTACAAGCTTGTGAATATATGCTGGGTTGTAGACGATACATCCGTTGTCGATGTTCTCACCGTAGTTAGACACAAGGGCGATTGTCTTTGTCTCACCGTTAAGTGCTGGTTCCCAAGTGAAGTTGGTCACGACTGGAACGAATATCGCCACGGGACTGTTGGGATTGTCGGTCACCGACGCCTTCAATATTTTAAGGTCTGCCTCCCGTTGTTCCTTTGAAAGTTCTTGTGAATTGGGTTTAATATCACTCATTTTATTCCTCATTAAGTTAACTACAGTTTATACCAACGTGCGGCATACGGCTGCAACATTGGTAATGTATTTCTTGACAATTTCTACGACGGCATCCTCGCATTCAGGAACCTGAATTTCGGGAATGAATGATTCGTACGAGTCTTCTCCGAGAATAAATGACTCTTCAAGTCCCTTCAAAATAAGGTCTTTTTGGTAAATTTCCGAAACAACGGCACGTTTTACGAACTTCAACTTTCCGCTTCGGCTCATCATCGGGAGGAACAGCGTGAGATTCTTAACGAAAGTGCCCGTCGAATCCGATGTAAACGTGTCCATGTAAAGTATTTCGTTTCCACCACGGTCGAAATACTTTGCTGGGACGTGCTTTTCCGTAAGGCACATGGCGTAGCCAGACTCTCCCTCGAAGTATTTCTTTTCTGTCCACTTGCCGTTCTTCAACGGCATCGTAGTACCCATGTCAAACCCAGCTTTCACTGGGTCGTTTTCCAGCCCGCAATCCTTGCAGAGCTTCAAGATTTTATTAACTAGCATATTCTACCTATCTTGGATTTTTACTGAATAATTGGCATTTTCGGCATGGGTTTCAAGCTTGCGAAAGATGTTCTTCATGTCGATAAGGAGTTCGACATCGTTAGCCTGCATCATGCGGAACAGCTTGATTGACTCGTCCCTGAGGAAGTCGAGTTTTTCGAGAAGTTCCTTCTTGTAAACCGAAAAATCAAGCGTTTTGAGAACGGAAAGCAGTTCGTCGATGTCATCGAACACAACGCACTGCCCATTTTCGAGCGAAACTACGAGGTCAATCCTGTTGATGTGCGGGGTGTATGCAAAAGTGTATGCAAGCTCGATTACGAAGGTGGCGCCCTCGGCGAGTTTTACATCCCCGATGGTCCCAGCCTTGTTCAAGACATACTTTTCGCCAAGGGGTATAATCTTGTCGCACTTTTCTTTGTACTCATTGTAGAGCCTGTTGTAGGTCTCCGTGGGGATTATTCCTTCCTCGTTACGAAACTTGGATATATCCATCACACACCCCTAAACTGGTTGATGATTGCCTCCGCTTCCGAAAGAGGGATGCTGATGGCATCTACATCTTTGTTATGCTCTACATGCTTGTCGCCTTCCTTGAATCCAAGGTCTACACCGTAGGTTAAATCCTTTTGTTCAGTATCGATTTGTTTAATCATCGAATCGACCTTTTTGTTTGCCTCGTGTAGTTTAAGCGTAGTCTTATTGTACTTTTCTACAAGCCCGTTATACGCTGCCGAAAGCTCGTTATGACTGGCCAGAACTCGTTTAGCGTTCATCTCGGCGGTTTCAGCACGTTTTCTGAAATCTAGGATGTTCTGCTGCAACTGCTTGATTGTATCACGAGCTTCCTTCAAGTCCTTGTCCTTCTGGTTCAGCTCGTTGTACAGCTCGTTGATTTTGTTGGCCATTTCCTGATTGCCGCTAAAACCAGACTGTTCTTGCCTAGGTGCAAGCATATCGGCAGGGCGAAATCTCTGTGTGTTCTGTACAGGAGTAAACAGGAATCCCGCAGGAAATCCTCCACGGGGCGGTTGTATGGAGCTGACCGAGTAATTCTCGTCGTCAATTCCGAAAATTTCCCTCAATGCCGCAGTTAAAATGGCATCATCATTGTTTTGCATAAAATACCTCAGTTAGTACGCAGTTAAAATACATTATTCGGGTCTGGGTCGAGCAATTTCTTGTTCAAAACGGCGAAGAAAATGTCGATTGTTTCTCGTTCGTCCTGTACTGCAAAAACCAATCCCGCCTTGGGCCGAGCGTCGAATGAAAAATCACCGTCCTTGTAGTGGGTGTGCCCAATCTGTTCGACATGTCCTGCATAGAATATGCCGTTCTTGTGGTCAACATTAAACTTAATTTTCACGATGTTGAAACGGTGGATGAACACGTACAGGACTTCGTTTGGACCGCAGTCCTCCGTCTTTGTATGCAGGAAGGTAAGTCCGATTGTACGGGCTTCCTGAATCATCCAAGTTTCTTCTGGTATAATAGGTATACGCTTGTTTTCTTCTTTACTCATAAATTTAGTGCAACGCCTCCCACCCGTCATTAAACAGGCGGGAGATGTGCTCTCCTGTTTAAATACTAGGTATGCTTAGCAGCTTGCTTCATGAAGTTGGAGTGTATTCCATACACAGCCTTCATGTCACCCTGCTGGAACGCAAGAACAGCATCTTTCGCTTCCCTGAGGACGGCGACGATGCGGGAATAGTATTCCTTGTCGTGACGCTTCTTCATGCAGTCTGCACTGTCCTGAAGACGCTTCATCTCGTGGCGGATTTCCGTCTGGGTATTGCACTTGCTGATGACCCGTTCGAGATGTCGTGCGGCACGGAGGTTAATCTTGCCGAGGTCGCTGTTAACGTCACATCCGACAGTCCTGTGGGACCGTTCGGCTATCCTTTTCATGTATGCTTCGTTTTTCATGTTTAGCATCCTTTGTATTGGGTGAACCGCATTATTCAGCAACTTCTCGGCGTGCTGGCTGTGCGGAATCAGCTTTGCCGTTTAAAAGTTAGCAAGTATCTTATCCGCCTTTAACTGTCTTATTTTACGCTGCATCGTCAGCATGTCGATAACGAATGTCCTGAACCCTGGCTTCACATCGTTTATCGACACCGAACTGACCGTCACCGTGCTGTTGATACGGTTTAACATCGGGTTTCTGGCATATTTCTCATAGAACTCCACAACGAAACTGGCCTGCGGAGTATCATCCAATTTATCCAAATTGATGCTGCTGTTAAATGGACTGCTGTCGTTGACAGACAGACTGTTAAGCTCATCGACGCCGTAGAACGGGTATAGACGAAGGGTTGTCTCGGTAAGCATCGCTACGCATATTTTGGACATTTTCGGAAGAAGCGAAGCGTCGTCAAAGTCAGACGCACACGAGAAATAATATGCGCTTGAGCTGGCCTCCTTCCACGTCCGAACGACGCTCTTGGAGAGCCCGCAACCTTGCAGCATCCTGTCTATCTCGTCGAACGTCATGCGAGTATAGTCCTCTTTATTACATCGGAAACATCTATGATTCCATACGGTTTCGCATCCCCCTCGGCAGGAATGTGGCATATCCACATCGCACCGACTTTCAGGGGAGTGTTCAGCTCCAGTATCGCCTTGTACATGCTCAACTGGATGCAGTAGTGATGATAGTTTATGTCATAGAAGTTTCCGAACGGTGCGTACATGTTCGTAGTGTACGGTTTCGGTTCAAAATCAAGGTGAGAATTCGTTTTCCAGTCACCGATTACAAGCTTGTCCGATTCCTTGTCGTAAAGGAGGATATCCATCGTTCCGCAAATCAGGTGCTTCTTGTCATATACGGGAAGTTCGGTCCTGATGGGAACATAGCGTTCAGACAATTTTGTAAACAAAGCTTTACACTTAGGGATGCGACGGTCGAAATCAGCCTGAATATCGTCGTATTTGTAATGTTTTTTAAACTTATGGGTATACGACTTTCTGGCCCACAGGTTTTCCATCACGCTGTGAACTTCATGGCCGATATCCTTTCCATATTCGTTCTTGTCCTTCCACATGGCAAGAACTTCTTTCGCAGTGACAGTCCTGCCGAGTTTCTTGGACATCTTGGCTGCTGTAAACGGGGCCACTTCCTTGTCGTTGAACTCGTCGTGATGCTCTTCAATTACGGTAGAAACGGACTTGTACACGTTACCATCAGAATCGGTGTAACGGTGACCCTCATCCTCAAAATAGATATCTCGGAAGGAACTCCAGAGAATATCGCTTAATTCATATAAGTTAGGAACCTTTTTAGTCATGAGTTTCCCTTTTTGTGGAAAGATACAAAAAAAGTTCCAGATTGTCAACTATGGGGTCAAAAAAGTTATAAACTATTTTCAGTTAAGCATTGAGTACAGTTATGAACAATAAACAGCTATTTGAGCAGTCCGCCAGAAAGATTCTTTCTGCGAATCAGCTCGAAGGGGTCATGAGACTCCATACAGCCCTGTTCGAGTGCGGCGACCCAGAACAGACGGCGGAAACCGTGGCAGACGCTGTAAAGGACGCAGTTGACGATGTGGTTGACACGGCTGCTGACCAGAAGGTTTCGGAAGACATTGAAAACGCCCCGTCAGTAACAATCAGTCCCGAAGACAAGGAGCGGTTGACCGCACTGTTTTCCGACATGAGCGATGACGATAAAGCAATCTTCGTTGAAAGCCTTGACGACACTCAGGCCCAAATCCTTACGGAAGGTCTCGGGGCTTGGGCAGGAAAATGGGGAAAGTCATTGCTAAAACTGCTTACTAAGGAAGGCCGCAAAGCACACAGGCTCGACAAGTACGGCAGGCTCGCATCAAAGGATGCCGACATGACGAGCAGACTTGACAGAATCATGAACCTTGACCCAGCCACCCTCAGCAAGAGGAACGCAAAGGACGCAAGCAAGCTGTTCAGGCAAAGGGATAAAGTCGAACGCAAGATGAACAACCTGATGTACAAGGCATCTAATGACGCAAAAGAATACGAGAAGATGCAGAAGCTCGGCTTGAAGAAAGGTTCCCGCAATTTCACCGTTGATGTTTTCGAAAAAGAAAAGAACAAATTGATGGAGCCGCTGAATAGAGACCTCGAAGCGGCTAAGGCCGAATTCAATCAGGCCAAACAGGCGTTGAACCCGAAAGACCCAGATTATTGGAACAAGTTCCGCCAAGCCAGTATTGATTACGAGAACAAGTGCGAAAACATCCAGAAGACATTTGATGCAAAGAACGGCAAGAAGCTCAACGACCTCAACTATAAAATCAGCATGGCCAAGGAAGAAGGCCGCTACGGTGCATACGGACCAGCTGCAACCAACAGTGCAACCATCAACAACGGTGCTGCCAATGTTGGACGCAACGGAAGGAACAACCCGTTCAACCAGCGTACAGCAACTCATGGAAATGTCGAAGCCGCACCTCAGGGATATCAGTTCCCTGGCGGAATCGACCCGAGAATATTCACCAATCCTAACATGTGGAGATTGTTCACAAAACGGTTCTCCACGATGGCTAAAATCAAGACTGGACTTATCGGTGCATGGTATGCCCTCAAACTCGCATTTGCTGGCGGTGTCATCGGCGGTCTTACATACGGCGGTTATAAGCTGTACGACTTCTTCACCAGACCAGACGAAATCGACATCGACTGGGACGACGGTAGCAGCGACACCAAGTCAACCTTGCTCAAGGCTCTTGCAGTCCTCGCTGGCGGTGTTGGCGGAAATATCGCAGCACGCCTCTTTGGTTTTAACGGCACTGCTGGAAAGACCGTCGGTACATTGGCAGGCGCCCTCCTTATCGCCTACTTCATGTTCCTGAACGGCGGTGACGAGGACAATGCGAAGGAAATGCTTCAAGAATACAGCAACGCTTCCGATGAGGACAGAGAACTAATCAACGAAGCTCTGGAAATTCCTGAGTATGCAGATGCGTTGCAGAAAATGTATCTTGAAAATGCGGAACAATAAAGTTTAAAGGAGAATGCTATGAACAGTATGCAGAAATACGATAAGGCTCTTATGGAAGGTGTAAGCCCAAAGAGAATTGCCAAAAAGCGCATGAAGGCATTTATCGAGGCGGTAAGCACAATCGCTCCCCGTGAGCTCGTCGAGGCTGTCGTTACGGCTCACAACGCCCTGTTTGAGGGATTTCACGGTGTTACACGGGACGGTGTCCGTTTCTTTTCGGGCGCTCCCGCAACAGACCCTAGAAAGACGAACAATTGGAGCACCAAGACCCGTTTCAACGGAAACGACGCTGTACGAAACGACGCCTTCTTGAAGCCGCCTACGAGTTCAAACGTCATTGCTTGGCAAAAGCAGAACCCTGAGGGCACTGCCGCTTACAGGCATTACGAACAGATGGAAATGAACAAGCCGAGACAGAAGATTGACCCAAGAGGTTATGAAAACCGTTACAACATGATGTATGACGACTCTTGGGAAAGGTCAACCCAGCAGCTTCCGCCTCCACCAAAGGTTGACCCTCCGATGCCAGCTCCGCAGGCAGTACGCCAGCAGGCACCGCTTCCGCCTCCGCCAAAGGTTGAACCGCCGAAGGTTGAATGCCCGCCTGTATGTCCTGCCCCAGCAGAACAAAACATCGGAACGCCTGTTGAAAAGAAGCCCGCACCTGCACAGAAGAAACCGAAACCAAGCTACAAATGGAACGAAAACGATTTCCATCCGATAAAGCAGGAAGGATGCGACAAAGATTACGACTTCACAATCAACCTCGTTTCATACAACAAGGACGACCGTGATTCGGCAATGGCAAAGGCAAGGTTCCTCGCACAGACGAAGAATATCCCTGGTGTGTACACATACCAGTTCGACGGCCTTGCACAGAACACTACCCGTGAAGACGTATGGCGTGTTCGTATCGGCTTCTTCAAGTCAAAGGCTGCCGCCCGTACATATTTCATCAAGTATGTTCGCCCAATTGTTGGCGACCAGTTCCACTGGTGGGTTGGAACCTGCTCTGGCGACAAGGGAGACAAGGCCAAAAAGGGAACATTCATGCTAGGCAAGGATATTACCAAGAATGACTGCGTTGACCCAAGTGCAGCAAAAGCTGGTTCTGGTACGCAGACACAGAACACTGAACCCGCTAAGACCGAGAAGAAATCCTTCATGGATTTTGCCGATGAAAAATAAGGAGTGAACTATGGAAAAGAAGTATATCATCGTCACCAAAAAAGACGGAAAGCCGATTGACGACAAGCAGTACACAAAAGAGGAGTTCAGCAAGAAGGCTTACGAACTCATGAAGGAAACTGGACTTGACAGGGAAGCAATGGACAAGACCTACGACTACAAGGAAGTGCCCACAGAGCAGAACACTGGCGCTCCCCAGGAAGCCAACGACGAGTTCAACTCAAAGGAAGACACCAGCAGTCAGTACGAGTTCTCATCAAAGAACGACGTACACAAGGCAAGCATCACCGAGGATGTAAAGGGATGGAACTCAACCCTAGACAACTTGGACCAAATCCCAGACAACATTGCAAGCCTTGTCGATTCGCATAAAGACCAGCTTTCAATTACCGAAGGAAAGAAGGGTGGAAACGTTGCGATGAAGAAAAACGCTATACGTGTTCTGTACCTGTATAACGAGTTCCTTAAATTCTACAACGAATACTGCTCGACAGAAGGCGAGCTTCCTACTGCTATTGCTACATATCTCCGTACATCAAGGACAAGCATCAAAATGCTTCGTAGGGAGTGGGCTTTTGATGTAGTTAAAAAGGATATGACCTCAATTATAGAGGACATGTTTAAAGCAATCGGTGATTATTACAAGTCTGGCGACCAGAGTGAAATCGAGGAATTCTATGACGAAGTCAATGATTTCGATGACGAACTAGCAAACATACACGAGGCCATCGATACATTGAAGTTTAAAGGTAACCCGATATACACACAATTTGCTCGCATGCTTGCCGAGCAAGACGATGATTTTAAGAAGGCATGCGACGGAAATCCTACTCCTGAAGCTATGTCCAAATACATCATGGATATTGCTGTCAAAAAGTACCATCTTACAAGAATCAAGATGGACTACAAGGACCAAGACAGCACATTGGGTGCGCTCGATTGGGCTAGTCCCGAAGATAAAGCATCTGTAAACGTCCGTTTGAGCGAGAACGTCGATGACTATCTCAACTTGAAGAACAAGAAGATTCTTAACGAAGACGACCAAAAGAAAGTTGACGAAATCAAGAACAAGTTCATGAAAGGCGGAATGTCACAGCAGGACGCCCAAAAAGAAATCAACGGAATCGTAAAGGCCCAGAGAGACAAGATAAAGACATCTCTCAAAATCTTCTTCGGATTCATGGGAATTAACGACCCGCAGAAAATGAACCAGTTCGCAGGTGGCCTGAAACGCCTCGACGAGACCGAGTACAAGAACAACTGGATTAAGCTCATCGAGAACTACAAGGAAGCGATGAAGAAGAACATCGAAAAGTTCAAGCAGGCCCACTCCAACGACATGTCAGCCGAGGACCGTGACGACTGTGTTAACAAGCTAAGCGAACTTCTTGGCAATGCCGACAAGATGCTCGAAGCCGCTAACAACAGCGATAGCACAGCGCTGCTGTCACACGCAACCCAAATCTGCACATGCATCGCAGAGGTTCAGAAAAAGACAGCCGAAGCGAAGAAGGCGTTCGGCGGAGCATAACTCTACTTAACTCAATGCAACAAAGAAGCGGTCCGAAAGGGCCGCCTCTTTTGTTTAGTGTGGGAAATCGGTTTCAAAATAGATTTCTGTTAAGCGTTCGTTCGGTTCTGAACCGTCGTATTCAACTCGTACCGAAAATATCGATACAAACCTATTAAGCGAGAAAAAGAACCGCCTGACATCATCAGGGATGTTTCTTCCCATCTCGTCATGTGAAATAGGGCTGAACGACGCCTCCATACACGGGTCTTCGTTTGTAAACCCAACGTCCTTATACTTGATGAAGACCGTCGGGTGTTTGTCACGATATTTCCATGCGATTTCGCCAACAGCCGTCTTTCCGAAGAACGACTGGTTATACTCTGGATATTTCGCGTGTCTCATTTCACCTCCTTAGAACAGGTCGCACATCAGTTCAGTCTGGTCTTCCTCGATGTTCTCACCCCAGCCAACGGCCTTGAAAAGACGACCGAGGATGTTGGACACGGTGACCTTCCAGTGGCCTTCCCAGTCTGGTGTAAACAGTTGGAGAAGACGGGGAGGAACGACATCGCCAGTGTAACCGATAGCCGTGATTCCAAACGGGTTGTCGCACACCTTGATGTACTTCATCTTGTCGCCAGCATGGATAGGTTCGTACGGCTTCTTCATGAGTTCACGGTCATTGAGGATAAGGTAGTTCCAAACAGAGGCAGCCTTTCTACGCCAGTCGATTTTCTTCAGTTCTTCCTTAGGGAAGTTAATCATCTCTGTGTATTCAGGAGGTTCTTCCTTGACACCTGACGGACAGGAAATATCGAGGTACGAATGGTCCATAATCTTCTGGGTATACTCGTCCTTGATTTCCACGACACGCTTACGGAGGGTTTCCCTGTCCATGGTATCCATCATGAGCTCCACGGTGTTCATCATACGTTCACGAGAGAACATGGTAGTCGATGAACGTACGATTTCGAGACCAGTGATTGCGTAGTGCGGATGAATCGGGAGGTCTTCCTTCTTCATGTCAAGGTACACGATGTCTTCGTTGGATTCGGCAACGCAGATGTATTTCTTCTTGGCGGTCACGATGGTCTTGTAGATGCACTTTTCACGTTTCAGGAACAATTCGTTCGTACGGAAGCCCCAAGACGATGCGTAACCAAGCATGTATTCATCCAGTTTCTCTTCGAGAATGGAAGCATCCAACATACGGCAGAAGTCGGTCAAGCGATAACGGTTGAGGATGACACGGTAACGCTTGTTCGAAATCATGCCATCCTTGTACATAATCTGCAGCTTGGAGAACTTGTACTTACTACCCTTGATTTCCTGCGGCTCCCTGTTCTTGGGCTTGTCGTAGACATCAGGGCAGTACGTATGGGACATGAGGGCAAAGTGCTTCTTGTAGGCCATCTCGTTTCCAGCGTCGAATTCATCCTTGTGGATAATCTGGTGCCCGTCATAAACGACAACCTGAACCTTCTTGCCCTGATTCTTGCTGAACTCCTCGTAGATGTCGTCGAACTTTGCGTAGAAGGAGTCGGTATCACCGTGGGACATTCTTCTTTGCAGGATGTCGCTAGTGATGTCGTAACCCCATTCAGTAGCCTTTTCGACATCGTCGAAGTCCACGTTCGCTTCGTTCCAGAAGATTTCACCGCAGTAGTCGGGGTTGATTTTCGGGGAGTAGCCGAACGTGTTGATAAACCTCTGGTCCTTGGACAAGTCGTTGTTGATGTACTCGGCAAGGTTCTTGCAGGTATACTTGATGAGCCTCTGTCCGTAAGCCGTAATGGATGCGGCATTGTCGATATCGTAGAAAGCGAAGAACGGAGTACCGAGCAAGCCGTACAGGGAGTTACCGAGCACCTTGTACACCTTCTGCATCATGTCGTATATTTCCATCAGCTCTTCGTTACCGTCCTTTTCGGCCTGCTTCTTCTTAATCTTCAGTTCGGCACGACCGTTGAACAGCTTTCTAGTAACCTGAGGAACGATACCTTCCACATCCTTTCGGTAGAACACCTGATACTGACCGTTGTGCGTCCACGGCGACCTGATGAGTACCTTCTTTTCCTCCTCGGTCAGCACATAGTCGATAGGCTTGATAACCTTGGTTTCAGGGCTGATGTTGAATGTCATCATGATTGACGGATAAAGGCTTCGGTAGTCATACGAAACCTCTATCTTGTAGAATCCAGGGACTGAATACACGAATGCGCCAGGGTATTCCTCCTTTGCAGTAGGCCTGTAAACGGGGAACACCATGTTCTGCTTGTGAAGGTGGTTCAGGACGAAGCCCACCATCATCTTCTTGGATTCAAACACGGATGTAATCGGCACTCGTGCCTCAGCAGAGGACATAAGCGCAAGGTCGAACATCTTTTTCTTGTTCTGTATTTTTCTACACAGGACACCGTCTATCACGTTATAGTACGAGAACTCTGAGGGATATGTTTTCCACGAAAGATATCCATCAGGAAGCGGAGCCTTGTTCTCGCCCACTTCCTTTTCTGCGATGTAATCGAGTTTGTAGCTCGGCTCTTCGGAGAAAGTGTACTTCTTGTAGAGGAGGTAGAAGTCCATGACTTCCGTACCAGCGACATGAAGCTCTTTCTTCTTCTCGTCGAAGTAAGCCCTTTCGGTTCCTGCGGGCATTCTCGACATGAGCTTGAGGGGGACGCCAAGCTTCTTTGCACGGCGGTAAATAAACTCAGTATCGTATGCGAAGTTCCAACCAGAGAGGATATCTACGTTATGCTCCCTGATGTAGTTGAAAGTGCCAGTCAGGAGTTCCGCTTCGGTTGCACACTTGATATAGGTACAGTTCAAATCCTTGTACTTTTCAAGGGTCGCATCGTCAACTTCTAGGGTTCCGAACTGGACTGAGTATTCTGCGAAGTTGAGGATGATGAGGTTAATCGGGTATTCGGCCAACCAAGGGACAGGAAACCTACCCTCGGTCGAGACTTCGATATCAAGGAAGCAAAGGTTCATGTCCTTGATTTTCGGCGGCTCGATGTCGTAGCCTTCGTACTGCTGTTGCAGGAAGCGGCATCGGGGGTCAATGTCAATCTCGTTGAAATGGTTTGCCGAACCCTGATACTGTCTCTTGATTTCCTTTTCTTCGTTATGTGAAAGGTAAAATTCGTAAACGTCGTTTCCGAAGATGTCCTTCATCCCGCACTCTACGGCCCCGTACTCGCCAAGTCGGTTCGTATATGAACGGTGCCTGACTGGCAATACCTCGCTTGTGCCGTCCACATACCACATGTACATCTGGTCGTTGGCCGTATCGTGGTAAATCGTGGACCACATCTTCTTCTTTGGCAATTCTACTGTCTCGCTCATGCTGTACCTATTTAATTAACTATATTGCGAACAAGCTAACTATATCAAGATAAATATAACCACTGTTTCCCTAAAAGTCAAGGGTCCTTTTTAATGCAGCTCATAATCTCCTTGCAACGCATAATCCTTCGGCGTGGAACCCATTTCGGAGGGTTGCCCCCGTCAGCCGTGCATATCCACAGCATGTTGTCAACGGGGATTTCCCTAGGCTTAGGTATCTCGTCGAAAATCATGTCCGAAAAGATGATGATGCCCGAATATTTCCTCACAAGTTTATTATCCCTGAGCATGTCGAATACGCACTGCGGATTGGTTCCCCCACGCCCAGTCACGTCGAAGCTCTTGCGGGAACTACCTGGCTTGAACGTCATCGGAAGGGTGCATTTACAATCCCACCACGAAAAGTCTATCTTGGCCCCAGTGGCAATCTTGGCTATCAAGCATCCCGCATCGGACAGGTCTTCATCGGACATCGAACCCGAAGAGTCTGCAGCAAGGAGCAGATTGCAGTCGTAAACGGAACGCTGACCGGGAAACAACAGGTTGTAACGCCTGTTCTGCCTAGTCCTCGTCGATTCCGTGCGCTGTGAGACCACCGTGCCTACGAACGAACGGATGATGCGCCTGTGGTCAACGGGAGGCTTCTGTGCGGCCAGAATCTTCATAAGGATGTCACCAGCGCTCAGACCCCAGCTAGTACCCGCAAACCCGCCGTTTTCTTCCAGATGCTTCGTCTCAAAGGCGATGTCGCTCGCTATTGTCTCGTTCGGAGTCCAGTTGTCTGAACGGGTGTCGTCACAGAAGTAGTCTTCTAGGGCTTCCTGCGGGGTTGCTGGCCCTTCGCTGTTATCACCTTCGCCATCGCCGCTGTCCGAATCTTCGTCACCCTCACCGCCACCAGACTGGTTTGCAGCCCGTTCCATCCACATCGCCACCTTCTCGTGGTAATCGCATTCGTCATCCCATTCCTTTCCAGTCTCGTTCTTGTACAGGAGTTTGCCCTGCTCGTAGTAGATGCTGGACTTGCTCTTGTCGAGAGCGTCAGGGAAAGATGTGCCTGTAAGAGTAAGGCATCCCCTCGCCATGGAGTAGCAGATGATGTCGCTCGAAAGAAGGTTGAACCTATTGTCAACGGCACGTTTTGTAACGTGATGGAGAGCGATGCGGGAAGCCTCTATGTAGAGAATCTTCGCAAGGTCGCTCAGGTCCATCATCTCGGCCCAACGGCTGTTCACGACAAGGTAAAGGTGACCTGGCAGGTGTGCGTCAATCATCAGCGTCTTC